GTTTTGGTCAAAGAGAATAACTCTGATAACCATCGCGATCTGTCATACCTGATGTTGCCTCGATCGTAACACGATCGGTTAACAATATCAGACATTATCTGAACATATTCTGAAAGTTCTTTCGGACTATTCAGCATCTGTAAAGATGGTGCAGACATGAGACCATTTGAAGTAATCTGCAACTGATCTACACATCTTTCTAGAACAATTATTTGTTTAGGAAGTACGTAGTCAGCTGAGAAGAATTTCTTCGCCAGATCAAACGCAATACTATTGGTATTGAAAAAGTCATGGCATTCATTTTGAATGTCCATCCGCTCTTCAATATCGAGAGATATTTTACCCCTACCAACTTCCATAAGTTTAGCTTCGATATTGTCCTCGACTTCAATCAATCTCATTATAGAATGAGATAGAATGATTTTGTCGAGTTCAGACTGGTTTCCTAAGAGCTCTTTGAGTTCTTCTGAGATCCAGCCGCCTTCTTCTAAATATTCTATAGATACCGACCCAAATAGGTTAAGATCTTTCGATCCAACCAAATAGGCCGATAGTATGTAATGCTGAAGAAGGTCGAAGTAAGTTTCCTCGGTCGACTTAGTCTTCTGACTAAGTTGCTCGAAGTCGAATCGGTGTAATTGTATGCCTACTTTGGCACACACATTTAGAAGAGAAGGAATGTTTGTAAAGTTTCCAGAGGCAGAGATGATCTTCGGACTAATCCGAGATACATCAATACCATTAATGGAGATTCTTGAACAAAACTCACCTACTGATCCTAAAAGATCAGAGTAAGTTTTGGACTTTGCTAAGTTTATTGGGAGATTTATTTTCTCATAATAAACAGTGAATATGTCTAATGGATCATAGATCCACAGATCATCACCTACCTTACCATAACACCTGTTGTTCTTTGGTATAAAAGCCTCAGAACAATAAGTATCATAAATAAAATTTATGAATATATGGTCAGTTAGTGTCGCAATGTCAAAAGAACCATTCGTTCCCATCCCTTGACCCTGTTTGTATTTGACCTCTCTCTTAGCTGATGGAACGTACCATGAGCAGTGCACAGTTAACTGTGCCCATGCTTCTGATAAACGTGAACT